CAAGATGGTAGAGCGTCTGGAAGAATTTGATGATGTTCAGACCGTTTATACAAACATGAAACCTGCTGATAATGATGACAGTCAAGAATAACACTGATAATCAACTAGTTATAAAATATATAATTTAAATTTTAACTTAGATTAACACAAAAGGGAAGTGATTAGCTTCCCTTTTGTTGTATATGTTGCACCATCAGCTATAGATTTACGCTTTAAATGTGTCTTAATGGGCTATAGTCTAGCAAAATGTATCTGTAATGAAATATTAAGGTTTTAGATATTCAAATTCTACAGTTCGTGGAAAGTAGGGTAGGCTGGGGTTTAAAGCACTATCAGCTTAAAATATTACCCCATTCCCCTTCATTCATTACTTATTCATAAATTCATCTAGTTCCTGCTTCTTTCGTTCCATATAATTAGTATATAGTTCTGTTGGTTCATCTGTAACCAAAGTGGCTTCATCACCGCCAAAACATATAGCTTCAAATTCATTCCTAGATAAGAATACAGCCTTTATATCTTCCTTATCAACCTCTATAGAATATACAGCAGTATCTTCCTGCTCATTTCTAAATGCAAAGAACTCTGCTACATCTCTACTGGTAGTCCAAGAAATACCGAAACAGCTATCTTCATCTTCATACTCTTCTATACTGCAACCTCTATACAAAGTAACCTTATCGGGCAAACTATTATAATAGGCTAGTTCTTCTTCATTCATCACTAATTCCTTCTTACACCTCATAAAGTATTGTATAGCCCTAAAATCCCCTGTACCTCTGCCCTCAGTCCAAGCTATAGCCAGTCCTTTATTAAAGGCTTCATCAGATAGTTTGCCCTTCTCAGCAAGGTCTGCAAATAGTTCCCATCTGAGATTACTATCTGTATAAGTCCATAATAAATTAGTAATATCTTCACCTGTTGCTATCCCTCTTTGGAAAGCATCTTCAATAGTTTTAGCTTTCTTAGCTTCCCATTCTTGCATCTGCTTTAAAGCATCTTCTAATTCTTTTCCTTCTAACACTCTCATTCTTATTTGGTTTTTAAAGCCAGCTACCATTATTGGCAACTGGCTATTAGTTTAAAATTCTATTTTAACACGTTTCCCTTCAAAAGTCTGTAATAGCTTATCTCCAATCAGCTTTACTAATGAATTAACAGAACCTCTTTGATAACAGGTCGGATTATCCATATATTCATTAACCTTATTGGCTACAGCAGGAATACCAGTAGCATCTAACCAATTATCTTCTTTTGTCGTATCCCCTAGTTTAGATATTGCAGTAACATTAATAACTACACCATCACCATATTCATTAATAACGCCTAATTCTAAACCTGCATCTAGAATACTCCAAAGTAAACCTAAGTCCTCAAACTCCCATAATGCTTTTTGAGTCTGTATATCCATAACCATCAATTTAAACCATTAATAAAATTACTTCTTTCTTCTTCACTCATTGCAGCCAGCATAGCCTTTAGTTCTTCCTTGTGCCCATTAGCCATCTCTGCCAACTTAGCCTGCTTCAACTCTCTTAGGTTAGAGATATACATCCCATAGCTCTTAATACGGTCATCGCACATCTTAATGTACTCATCGGCACTGGCATTTACTTTGAATTGCTTGCCGAATTGTTCACACTGTACCTTGCGGTCAGTTAGGTCTATTTCTTTACCTTTAATAGTAACTGTGTTAATCATAAAATTATGCCGCTGCCCTGCGGACTTATTTAGGTATCTGGCACACCAGTTATTTAACTGGTTGCAAAAGTACCAGAACTAATTTACATAATGCAAGAATTAATTGTTACTTACTACAGACCTTTCAAAGTAACAGTTTCTCCTTCTTTTAGCATTTCATATTCTACTTCTAGCCAGTTGTTAGTGTTCCACTGCCTCCACTTTATAAAGGTTACAGGTAACAACTGACCTTGCAAGTTCATCCAGCTTAGATTCTCCTTGAATTTATCAGCCAGCATTAATAACTGTCTAAATCGACTTCGGGTAGCTAATGCAGGTGTGAGTTTAAACAGATGCAGAATCTTTAGAATCATATCCTGTTCATTGGTGCTAACCAGACTATCCTTCTTCCTCTTTACAGGAAAGTAGTAATGCAGGAAGTTAGCCAGTTCTATAGCGAACATACTTTGTATGTAGGTGTTATTAGCCACTTCTGGTAACTTACATATTTTGTCCGTTTCATAACTATCGGCAGTCGTATTAGCCCGAATAGTATCCATCACATTCTTCATCGCATATTCGGTATTAAATGTGAATGTTTTACCACCCTTATCAGTAATGGTTATACTGGCTACTTCATTCATTTTATCTACTTCATCATTAATCTCTTTAGCCGTAGGTCTTAGCTTTACAAAGTAATGCTGTTCTATTACATATATTATATAGCAGCACAACATATACAGTTTTTCTTTGTCCCCATCAAATTCTATCTGCTCATTAAAGGTATCAAAGTCTACTGTAGGCACATAGTTTCCTGCCAACCAAACAGTAGCAAAGTTATCTGGCTTTACAGAATAACATCTGTCACCTTCAACTATAGCATAATACTGAATTTCCTTATAATAGTAATCTATATATTCCATACTGCAAAGCTAATAAAATAGCCTGCAATCCAATAAAGGACTACAGGCTAAATTTATTTATTGTCTTACCCTATAATGATAATCTACTCCGAATAGAGCACCAGCAAAGGTACAAGTTTCACCAAAAGCTACCAGTACACTACTATGGATAATTCCTAATGGTGCTACTGTAAATCCTGCAATCAGTAGCCCACAGCCCACCAATATCAATAAGGCTGCTACCACCAACTGTACATTTAATTTCATCTTCTTTGTCATAGTCTTAATAAATTTAAAGTGCTTACTGTATATCTGGCATCTCGGCTAATATACCAGTTGTGTATTGAATTGAATTATTATAATAAATCAACAAATACGCCATCATTGAACCACCTCTATTATATAATTGTCCTGTGAATGTTTGAGAAGTTGTTTCATCTGCAATATAGAGAGAATTACTTAATAATGTACTTGCAATAACATTAACCCCATTTCTATCCTTACTTAATACTGCTCTAACATTTGTAATCGTGCCACCTCTATAAGTCGCGCCAACTGCACTAAATTTAATTTCATAACTTACATACTGGTTAGTACTGTTAGTAAATTTGGCAGTACATATAGTATTAACAATCTTGCTTCCTGCTGGTACATCATTCTTAACCTGTATAGTATATACTGGTTCTGGCAGTGCTAAAAACCTGTCATTGGCATTAGCTACATAAGCATTAGTAGGCGTATTGGTTGCATTGGTATAAAACTCATATACTGTCACTGTTTTACCTTTAAACTTCTGCATCTGTGTAGTCCACCAGTACAGCTTATCACTATACCATACTGTATTTGTACCATCTGTCACTAATGCACCTCTTTTTAAGCCTATCTTATTCCCACTATTATCATAAACTGTATACAGATTATCTTTACTGAGATAAGTTGCAGAATCCCCACCATCCATATTTTCAATACCCATCAATACTTTCTCATAGCTTGCGTGATTGGATGAAGTAACACCACCAACATTAACACTGTCACCATTTTTATAGCTTGCTCCAACAGGCATCGCTGCCGAATGGTCATAGTTTCTAAAATCTCCCAACCTATAAGGACTGTTAGCACCGCCTATAGGTTTATTATACTTATATCCCAGATTACTATTATTCTTTATCTGTGTCACCAATGAATCTGGTGTATTGGCTGACAGTATGCTTATACCATAATTCCTGTTCTTCAATTCCGCTAGTGTCATTGTACCTACATTACTTGATATAGGTTTCCATTTAGACCACTCATTTATAAGTGAGGAACTGCATAGAGCACCAACATTCCTGCTGCTGCTCCCTATTGCATTTCCTACCAGACTTGTTGTTATTCCTGTACTTGATAATGCCATTTCTACAACTGTTTAACTCTGTTATTCAATTCTATTATCTGTGCTTGTAATACTGCTACATACTGTGCATAATTGACAGATAGATATTTATCTTCTGTATTATCTTCTATAACTAGTTCTGGATATAATTCTCTTACTTCTTGTGCTATGAATCCTATACTATCCTTACCATCCTTCTTATATGTAACAGGTTTAATGTAACCCCTATTCTCTAATGGCTGAATGCTGGTTTTAAGCCTAATATCAGAATAAGCAGTCACTTCACCTGTAGCTGTAAGTGTACCGACTTTAATGTTAGTTGGTAATTTCAAATAAGCATTACCACCACCGTTTACACTAACTGCCGAACTGGTATTAGTAGCTGTAGCATCTTGGATATAAATACTTCTAGTAGTACCCCAATTTGCCGTAGTAATGTTAGCAGTACCATTAAATGAAGTACCGTTAATAGTTCTGGCTGTTTGTAGCTTTGTAGCACTACCAGCGTTACCACTGATACTAGCACTACTAGTAATGAACCCACTATTATTAGTCAAATGGCTGGTATATGTTGGAATATTAACCGTTTGATTGGAACTGCCGTTAAATGACTTTGTACTAAAACCACCTGCTGCAAATGACAATGTACTATTAACTTTATCAGCACTAGCAGCACGGTTAACGTAACTTGAAGTGGGTCTACTAACATTAGTGTTATAATTGTTAGCTACAGTGCTTGAATAAGAAGTATTAGTAAACTGACCTGCTGATACACTACCACCACTATTAGTTACTGTATATTCAAGACTTATATTAGTCCAATCGCTAGGTTGCCTTACTTGTACCTCCCAACTGTTGTTATTATATCGTACTATCCTAATCATATCCCAAGTACAATAAGGAGGAAGGTATAGATAACTTTGATTTAACATTGAGTTTGCAGTACCGCCATAAGCATACATTACCGCTTCAAATGGTATATCTATTACGTGCCCTTGATTATGATTACCTGTTATATAGTAAATTATACCTTTGACTTTACAGCTTTGATATTGTCCTCCACCTGTACAAACATAGGTTACTATCTTCTTCCAGTTCTTATCTGTATTACCTCCCCATCTGTCAACCCTGTATTTAGTTGCAGTAGTCCAGCCCATACTGAATGCTGCTTGGTGGTAGCCATCCACTGTATCGGCATTTGAGGCATAAGGAACAGTAATATTATTAGTAGTACCGTTTTTAGTCCAAGTAAGGCAATTGCCATTAGTTCCTAATGCAGATACATAACTGCTATTATGATTATGGCTACTAGCTGCTTTACCATTTAAGGCATCTTGTAAACCACTAACATTACTAATTGAATGACTATGCGAACTGGCTGCTGCACCTACACTAGCTGCTGTTATATTGAAACTCTTTGCAGCACTACCATCATAAGCACCCTGTGAAGTACCATTCAAGCTAATAGTAAGTGCATTAGGATTTTTTAAAGCAGAAGGTACTGTAGGATATGCTGGTAAGCTGATAATATTTCCACTAACATTATAACTTGTTGAACCAACCTTAACAGTACTAGCATAATTATGTGTATGCGTACTGGGTGTAAATGTTGAAGGTTTACTACCAATTTCAGACCAGCTATAAGAAGGTTTAGTATCAGTTATCCAGTTTGGCTTATCTGTTAAATCATTCCAGCTACTTACACCACCGCCAACATTATCAATCAATTCCCTTAGAATCCTACCTTGATTGGCTGAAAGTGCTGCATCTGTAGCCGTACTGGTTAAAGCATCTACTATAGTAATACTACCACTTCCACCAGAAGCACCTGCACCATAGGCTGAAACTTCCTTCTCACCGATAACATTTACTTTAACCTTCAAATCTCCATTGGAATCAAAGTAAAAAGCCTTATTCCAGTTAGTTGCTACACCATCCCAATTAGTAACCTTAGCAGATGTTATTCCATCTAATACAGACTTATTAGAATGTGTATGCTTCTTATTATTAGCATCATTCCAGTTGGTTATATTAGCTTCTGTTATCTTATCCAATGCGGACTTATTAGTATGTATGTGATTATTCTTAGCCAGTTCATTCCATTTGGCTATATTGGTATCTGTAAGGTCTGCTGGTTTACCTTCTATATTAGTCCAAGTTACCTTGGTATTATCTAGAGTATCATTCACCCATTTCTTTAAGACTGCATCATACTTTAGTATCTGTCCATTAGTTAAACTGGATAATGATACGTCTGTCAGTTTAGCCAGTGCAGTAACACCACCAGCTGTATTATCTATCAGTTCCTTTAATATCCTACCTTGGTTGGCAGACAAGGCACAATCTGTAGCCACTGAATCCAGACCATCAATAATAGTCACCCCACCTGTTGTAGTACTGCCACTGCCATCAGACGAACCATAAGCTGTAACCTCACCCTCACTAATAACGCTGCCAGTAAATAATACTTTAGACAAATCCACCGTATATGAACCATCACCATTATTAACAGCAGGTAGAAAGTTCCCACTTAAAGAAGAACTTCCCCCACCAACATTAGTAACAGCTACATTACTGGCATTAACTACACCGTTACGAAATGTCTTATTTATGTTTGTTCTTGTAAATTGCATATTACTTCTTCTCTATTAACCGTATTTCCTGCTTACCTAATCTATAATCTGTAATAATGCTGTCTACTATGAATTTCTTATTAGGAAGGTGGTTATCAGTCATAGTAGCATATACTTTAAACTTGTTCTGTAAGTTCAGATTCAGAATAGCAGAAGGTGTACTATACTGCGTTACTAGTCTATATATAAGATGCTCTTCCAGTCTATACATCTGCTTAGTAGCCTTATTATATACGTTATCCAGATAAGTAAAGCTAGTACCATTAGCACTATAGCAAACTGCACTATAGTTACATTCCTTATTATCCCAAGTACATATAGCAAATTCTTCTGAATCCATCTCATTTACAAAGTCCTCGTTTATAATGTTGCTGTATTCAGTATCAGAATCCTTATCTGCTTCCTTCTGAAAGTTCTGAACTTTAGCCTGTATATCAAAATTAGACAACCAGACTGCATCACATCTATAACTATTATCCACCTTGTGCGGATGGTATAATGTAAATGTAGGCTTGCCAATAATCACTTCATTTGTACTAGGCATCGGAATAGCATAGCCTTCACCTTCTAACCCCATATCCCAAGTAATATTGTTCTTTACTGGGAAACTTCTGTTAATACAATGGTCTGTCTGTCCTTGATTGTCAAAATAAAGCTTAAAAGTAGAATCTGTAGTAGTCCATTGTATACCATTCCAGTACATATTACCGTACTTTAACTTACAGTCTATATATAGATTGTCTGGGTTGAAGTCATCATTCTTATTGCTATACCCCTGCATTATATACATCTCACCTTCCCTATCCATAAATAGGAAATTACCCTTAATAATCAGATAGGTAGAACCACCAATAAATGACACGTTGGAATCATTCACAGCCAATTCAAACATTGGTCTTAACTGACCGTCATAAGTGTTATGAATATGCAATAACACATAATCGGTAAAGTTAATATCATTGTACTTCTTATTGAAGTTATCAGTCTTTTCAAAGAAAGCCTTACATATAGTTGCGCCTACCAAGTTTTGGCTTGTACCATAATTAAACACCATTGGTTCTAATACCATATTTAATGTATTCTTATCATAGTAATAGCAAGTATAGTTCTTATGCTTTAAATACTTAAAGAAACATTTGTGCATACCACCTTTACCATCTTCATTTACTTCCTGCACATAAGACCAGCTACCACCATAGTTAGTTAAATACTTCTCATCCCAGATACTAGGTATAATGCTGTCAAAGCTGTATAGACTGTCTTTAACAGTAACCTTATTATATACATTATCTAAGGATAACTGACCACCATTTTCAACATAATCACTGGCTTCTATTTCCTTAGATTGCTGCAAAGTAACCTTAGTAGGTGTTTCTGTTCCTAAAGTAAATCTATAGTAAGTATTGATTCCATTTTTAATAGCATCATAATCTAAGAAGTAAACCTTATCACCATCAGCTACAGCAGTTACATTAAGGTATTTACAAACTTCTTCCAGAACTTCCTGCATAGTCATAGGTTCATCATCTTCATCAAAGAAGTTTTGTTCACTGATATACATCTTACTAGGTAAACAAAAGTCAGATGTAGCATTTAATTGTGTATTATCTGAAATATAGAAAGAACTATAAGCATTACATTTACCAAGCAGATGGTTTATAATCTGGGTAAATGAAACTATATTCTTCTTGCCGCCTATAGTGGTGTACTTATAATATTGTAATGTGCTAAGTGCATCTATGGCTTCTACCTCTATTTCTTCTAATTCATTCTCATAGCCTTGGCTATATAGATTGGGTGTTACATACCCAACCCATACAATACCACTAGCACTACTAAGAACTACCTTATTCTGTTGTGCTGTACTACTATACAAATCAAACTTATAATCGTCTGTAATCATTCCTATAGTAGCACTGCTATACTTACAAGGTTTATATAGATGTGAATCAGAAGTTTCTAACTCGGTTATGAATGGTGTAGCAGATAAAGTAATGTTCTGCACTTCTCCAGAACCTATTTCCAATGTGTATAGCTTCTCATTTATATCATAGAATTGTGCTGTATATTTCATCTTACTTTAGCTGTTTTATTATTGTAATTGGCTAGAACTCCTACAAGTTCCTTGCCTCTAATCTTAAACTCTACCTGACCACCGCCAGCAGAACCTATAATCCCATTACCATTAAGCAGGTTAAACAGATTCCTTTGCTGTCTGTTATTAAGAATCATTTCACCAGCATTTACCCTAGCTAGGTTCATATCTCCAATAGTACTATTGCCAGCGAATATACCACCAGTACTAAAGGAAGGAATACTAGCCAAAGCTGCTACTACAGCCGCTGCTGCTGCACCTGCCAACAACCATCCTACAAACGGGGTTTGGGCTGCACTGGCTACACCACTGGCAATAGCTTCACCTTTCTTGGCTGTAGTTAATGCTACAATTTGTGGGATAGCTGCCGCTACAGCACTAATCAAATTAGCACCCCAACTTAACCAAGCTGCCGCACCTTCATTGGTCATATTGGTTACAGAACCCATAATAGAAGCTATAGCACCTAAACTTTGTGCATACTCATTATTCAGTTTGATATTCTTATTAGTAATAGGGCTACTAAATTTAGGAAGTGAAGTAGGTATTTCTGGCTTCACCATACCAGCCAAACCAGCAGGTTTGCCATCCAACTTACCAGTAGGTGCATTAGGATATTTGTACTGGAACTCTATTACCCGCTTCTGTTCAGTAAGTGCATTTAGTTCAGCATTGATTCTTATCCTATCTTCATTACTAATAGCTAGGTTTAATTCCTTTCTTAAAGATGCTATCTGTGCATCCAGTTCTGCTAATGAACCAGTAGGAATAACAGGTTTTAATTTAACCTCTCCATTATTAAGACCATCCTTTAAATCCTGTCCTGCATCAGACATATCTTTCTTAATAGTACCAGCCTTATCAGTAAAGGTTATAGCCTTATCTAGCATATCCTTTACTTCTTCACCGACTTCCGAAGTAAAGATATTCTGGAATCTAATCATATTCTCTAGGCTCTCATCTGTAGCTTCTTCCAGTTCTTTAACACCTCTAGTATAAGTGTCTAATCCTTCACCACCTGTACCAGCACCGCTAATCATCATTAAGTAACCTAGATTCCTAGTACCTTTAGCATCTGACTTCCTTTGCTTGTACTTCTCTAAATCTGCATATTCCTTAGTAGACGGGTCTAATAAACTCTCATATAGTTTCTGTGCTTCCCTAGCATCATTGATACCAGTAACACCTTTAGCCTTCATTACTTCTTGAATCTGTTCCCAGAAGTACTTACTTTTACTTTCCCTCTCTAAGATTTCCTTCTTGGATAATTCTATGTAAGTGTTATAGGCTGCTGTCCTTTCTTCATTACTAATACCCTTCTTAGTAATAAGGTATTCATAGTTATTTCTTTCTGCTTCTAATCTATCTGCTTTAGATTCACCAATAGCCATAGCCATCTTAGCATTAGATAAGGCTTCTGTATATCTCTTAGCTAGTCCGATAGCATTTAATATCCCATTCTCAAATACAGTCCAATCACCACTATATAAAGACGAAAAGAAATTATCTACAGTAGTCTTAGCAGTACCTACTACAGTATTCCAGTCCTGTTGTGCTTCTCTGGAACTATTAACAGCAGCATTAAATGCTTCCCCAGCAGTCATAGCTATACCTAGCACACCAGCAAATCTTCCTATAGTGGCTGTGATATTCCTTCCTACCTGCTGAAACTGTTGTACTTGTTGTGTGGACTGTCTTATGTTGTTATCGAATTGACTACTATTTAATAATAGTCTGGTTACTAAATCAGCCATATTTAATTATGTGTTGTATATTGTTTAGCTTTCTCTTTCAATCTCTTAATATCTTCATTACTAATAGATGTTTCTCCTATAGTATCACTATCCCAAGTAAACTGCATTATATCAGTAGGCTTTAACTTCTTAGTGCTGTTACATTGTGCAATTACATAAGCTACCATTCTAGCCTGTTCCCAGCTATTTCTGTCCTTCCTATGTAGATTGCTAATCAATGGTTCTAACTCATACATCTGCATCTTGTCTAGTACATATTCTGGGTCTAGTCCACCTTCTATTACTAAGGCTGAATATATCTCCTTAGTGGTTAGGACTTTTTTTTAGCATCCGCATTATTAGTAATGAATAGCTGCTGCTTCTCCAGTTCCTTCTTTAAAAAGTTCTGGAACTCTACCATAATACCCATATCTTCATCTATGGCTTCTATCAGTTCTTCAAAGGTTAGTGAACTGTCTGGATTATTAGCCATTAAGACACAGTAGAAGAATAGATATTCATCTGTGATAGTCTTTAGCTCAAATGCCTTACCTGTAATCTGTTCATAGATAAATAAGGCTCTAAGAGTATATTTCAGTTTGTAGTCTTGTCCTTTAATAGTCATATCAATAAGTATTAAATAATAAAGCCTTTACACCTCCATAACCTAGAGATATAAAGGCTTATAATTATGCTGTCTTTGTAAGTGCTCCAACACCTTCAAATGAAGCTGTAAATGTTGCATTATCTCCATTAGGTGCATTGGCTTCAAGTGCTGTAATAATAACATTACCCGAATATGTTCCAGTAGTGGCTGGCAACCATCCCCCTTCTGGCACTTCATCTTTCTTTGTTGAATATTCTTTCTCTAAACAGAATACAGCCTTAATAGGTGTTCTGGCTGTCAGCTTATCGAATAACTGGTCAAAAGTCATACCTTCACCATCATTAGAATAAAGGTTCTCGGTACTACAGTTCCAGCTAATCTTTCTAGCAGCCTTAGCTACCCATTTACCACCGCTATCCTTAGAAGTGGTTTCTACTGTTTCTACATTTATACTTAGTTTGTGGCTAGTGGCAAATGCTATAGACTTATCGTCAATAAATAGCATTAAGTCACCACCGTTAATTACTTGTCCTGCCATTTGTCTTTATGTTGAATGTAAGGTTTTGAATGAACGTATCTTCTATGTAATCTTCATCTGCATTAGTCATTCTAATATCCTGTATGTTAATACCAGAATAGATTCCCCTCTTACCTTGTAAGGCATCCTTTACTAAATCAGCTATTTCTATGCTTTCATTATACTTATCAGAAGCTATAACTACTTCTACATAAGTATCTTCCTTATAGATAAACCTATCTTTACTATCAGATGGTTCTATACCAGTTCTTCTATAAACAATAAAGGGAAATGTAGTACCAGTATCAGCAATTAAGGGATATATTTTATTATGTACCCTGCCAGTAACATTAGCATCATTACTAAGCAGGTTATATATTGCTTTGCCTACTTGTAAACTCATCGTCTGTTTCTATTAGCTATTCTCTGAATTGACTGGCTTATAAGGTTATCCATATTATCAAAGATTTCCCTTTCCTTATTGGCTTTAGCTGTTCTAAAGAAATGTGCCGCATTGATATTACCTCTATTGGCTGATACTCTCTGCCTTCTTATTGGATTCCGACCTCTAACAGATGCAGTATTATTACCAGTGGTTCTTCTAACTCTAGTACCCATTTCAAAGAACTTCAATCTAAAGTCCCCCATAATATGTACTTTAGCTTCTTCTCCGTTTCGGTCAGCATTAGATTTAACCCCTGCTGCTAAAGTTCTACCATTCCACCAGTTTCTACTGGAAGCTGCCCTACCTAAAGCCTGTCTTAGTTGTCTTTTAGTTTCTGTTGCCAGAATACCAGCACCCTTTCTCAAAGCACTTCTATAAACCTGCCTTTGCTGCCTACTAGTCAAATCCGCAAACATAGAAACTACCTGTCTGGCATCTACTTCTATGTTATTCATTTATCAATTCAGTTACTATAGTGGTTGATTGCTTATATAATTCTGGATTTATGCTAAGAATCCTGTACTTCTTTCCATTCCAAAGGATTCTCATATTCTCATTTACCTTATGATAATATCTAACAGTAAAGGTTACAGTATAAGAATGAACTATTTCATTATTCTGATTCTGTCTATTACCACTGTTATAAGTAACATTAGACCTAGTGCTAATAACATCTCTCCAATCAATAGAGTTAGCACCATAGCCATCTTTAATAGCTACAGGTTCTTGTATGGTAATAGGATAATGTAATGTTCCTGCTCTCATTTAATTGTGTATTTACGGTAAAGTCCTATCAGATATTCATAACTATAGGGAATCTTAACTACTGTACCATAACTAACAGGTTCTCTATTTGCATAAAGATTACCTATCATTAGTAACATAGCGTGAATTATAGCAGGTGGTAAAGTACCACCTACTTCTAATTCATCTAAAGCTATGTCTAAATGTTTAGATACCGAATCCTCTGCTACAGCTATTAAGTCCAGAATGTACATATCATCTGCCCTAAAATCCTCATCTACTAGCAGGTGTTTCTTTGCTTGTTCTAAAGTTATATACATAGCTTACTACTTATTAAACAGACTATAATTAGGCTTTAAGAACCTTCTTAACAAATGCTTCTGCTCTTCTAGGCTTGGCATCAAAGTAAGCATTGATAACAAGTCTTACTTTACCGTTAGCAGCTTGTGTATATGGGTCTACTGTTAAATCAATTCCACCCCATTGACCAATAACCAAATCAGTAAAATTACCGAAGATTACGCCCTTACCAGCTACAGCAGAAGTAGAAAGAACTGGATAACCGTTTACCTCATTACCTTCCATCAGATACTTACCAGTATCAGTACCCTTGTCAGTAGTCTTTAAATCAGCCTTAGCAGAAGGTGAAACAATAAACTTAATATCACCTCTCACATTCTTAGCTTCCAAATCAGCTTCCATCTTAACAATATCCTTGTAAGTGATAGCATTGCTATCTGCTACTACAGCATTAAGCATACCAGCAGGTTTCTTTGCATCACCAGCTTCACTACCCAAAATAGTAGCTTCAAGTTTGTTGGCAATAGCTGAAACAATATCTCTCTTTAGCATTTCCTCAGCAGAATTAGAATCTTGAATTAAGAATTGCTTAGATACGTCGATATATGCAGTAAGTCTTTTAGGCTCTAGGTTTACTTCTGAGAATGTACCACCGCCATTAGAAGCAGCATCAACTTCACCAGCCCAGCCTACATTTGAACCAGAATAAACAGGAATAGAAACATTACCTACAAGTCCTGTCATATAAGAAGCACCTGCTTGTGCCAATACTAAACTTGCTCTCAATGGTTCAAGAATACCCAACTTATCTTCTGCTACATTCTCCTGTCCTGCTGTAGCTACAGTAGCTTTAATATCACCTCTTTCTTCGATAGGAAGTACAATCTGTCCGCTATAAGATTGACCAGCCTTGCGCATTTCTGCGATACCAGCAGTTACTACTTCCTGTGCTCTCTCGTCTAATTGTCTGTTATTGGCTACATCATTGATAGCCTTTAAAAGTGAAAACTTTTCCTTCATAGTATTAGTTGTATGTGTTGTTTGTTTAAGGTTATCTTCTTCAATCTTCCTAATCTGAATATCTATATCTGCCACTTCTTTAGTAAGTGCATCAAATTCTACCTGCTCACCAGCATTTAGCTTTCTTACTTCCTTCTCAGCACCAGATATAATTTCCTCTGCTCTCTTTTGAAGCAGTTCCTTTTTGTCCAGTAGTTCTAAGGTGTTCATTAGTTTAACTTACTCCTAAGTCCAGCGAAGTAATCTTTTAAATCCTCGCTCTCTAAATCCTGCATCTTTCTTAATGCTACAGATGTATCTGGATATGCTTCCTTATATACAGGTGATACATCGAATAATTCTTTGAAGCTATTGATAGTTCTTAAATAACTACCATCTTCCTTCTTAGTCCAAGTATCTTTACCGATAGTAAAGGCAAATGAAGAAGTACTAATATCACCCCTTCTAAGACCTTCTAACAGTTCATCACCTAAAGCAGTGTTAGGTGCTTCAAACCTGTATTTAAGTCCAGTATCATCTATAGTTAATTCTAGGCTTCCAGTACCGTATTTAGACCTGGCTAATATACCTCTATCCTCATTGTGATTCAGTAAGCATAGTATATCAGACTTTTCTAAAATACCTTCTAAGGCTGTAGGTTCTATTACTTCAGTAAAGCCACCTAAATCCCTAGACTGCTTACCGAATACTAAAGCATACCCTTCTACAGTCCTAGAATCCATCTTTACAATTTCATTACAGTTTCTTAGTTCTCTCATAATATTGTCATTATTCCAATAGAATCCAACCAGTATTATCTATCTGATTCTGTAATGCTGCTACCTGTTCCTTTAATAGCTTGTTCTGTTCCTCTAAGGATTCAATATACTTTCTTAATGCAGAATCGTCATAGTTACTAAGTCCAGCCAGTTTCTGTTTCTCTGGTGTTGTGTAGTCATTAGTAGATAAACCTTTGCCAGATACCTTATCCACCTTATTAGCTATGCCAGCCTTAATAATAGAATCATCATAAACAGTATCAGTAAACTTAGCATTAGCAGGTACATCACATTCTACTGTATGTCCGTTTACAGTATCAGCATTACCACCATCAGCAGGAACTTTAGTAGGAATACTATCCTTTACCTTCTTTAGTTCATCCTGTAAATCGGTCTGCTTAGTAATATCACCTTCTATAGTACCCCATACAGCATTAACTGTACTACCAATCTTGGCACTGATTCTATCCAGTTCTAATACTCCTTCTTTAGTTGCTCTCTGTAGTTCCATTACTTCAAATAATAATTAGTCTGCCCTTTAACTACCTCATCATAATAAGCATCATTAAACATAGCATTAGGACTTTTAAAGCTGTAGCTGTAATAGATTAGTCCAGATTGTAGCTTATCTAGGTCAGATGAATTAATAACCGCCTTATCTATTCTATCTTCTTCCACTATACCAGTCAAATCACCACCCTTAAAACTACATTCTATAAACTCTGCTGGGTTTGTGGTGTAAAGTCTAAGTATAAATTCAGAAGTGTTTCTTACCCTAAATGGAATACCGTCCTTATCTTCCAACTTAATATTGAATACTAAGTCAGTTCCCTTGTAAATTGTCTGTATCATTGATTATATTGTTATTAGATGGAATGTTATTAGCAGCATTTTTAATCTCCATCAGATTCACTTGTACGAAATGGGAATCTCCACCATCTACAGCAGGTAAATCCAACAGCTTTCTAATCTCATTGGCACTAACCACACCGATATTAAACAGTGTATTGTAGTAGTTTGCTAAAGATTGTTTGTCTGCTCTTAGTAATACAGAAGTATCAAATCTTACATCTATTCTACTCCTTTCAGAAGGCTTGTACAGCTTCCTTTCAAACTCTAATTCTATCTTCTCTAGTAATGGTGATAATGTATCAGTAAGAAAAGCCAGCTGGGTAGCCTCAACAGTACTATAACTGCTCTTGGATAAGTCAAATGCTTTTACAGGTGATACCCCGAAGAACCTACAAATATCAATTACATTAAACTGTCTGGTTTCTAATAGTTGTGCATCAGCAGGATTCACTGTAATAGGCTGGAAATCCATATTACCTTCTAATACAGCTACTCCATTAGGTGTACCAGTAGTAGGACTAAAAGCAGTCTGCCAGCTAGTTTTTAAGTCTGCCTTCTGTTTACCAGTTAAAGTAGATTGTACTTTAAGAATACCAGCCAGATTAGCACCACCTTTAAAGAATCCTTGCGCGTGTGATTCGGAATCTGTAGCCAGTCCCAAAGTCTGTCTGGCGTGTTGTAAAGTACTGATTCCAGTAATACCATCATAACTAAAGTTCAGTATATGAATCATATTACAAGGCTCTACCAGTCCTTTAATACCTACAACACTATATTTAATTCCGTCCTTCTGTTCAGTAATAGTAACATAATCTGGCTGTAAATAATGAAGTGCTACTGCATCTCCTTTAGCATCTCTTTCTATATAAGCATATCCATTGCCTTTAAGCAGTGTGCTTACTATCAAAGTCTTTATAAAAGTAAACCTGCTCATCTTATTGTTCGGCTCTTTGTTCAGTAAGTAGTAGGTAGGATGCTTAATAAACTTCTCCTTATAACCAGAATCAGTAATATAATATGGCTCTAATGGAAGCTGTGCTACTGCATCACTAATAACATCTACACACCTGTAGACTGTAGATAATAACATAGCCTTATTAGTGGTATAGCTGCCATTCATATTATACATTAAGGAATCACAGAATAACCCTCTGGTTTCCTGTTCTGGTTCTTTCTTTTTAAACCAATTAGTAAAAATTCCCATTAAATAGTCAGTATTTCATTTGTGTAATGTGGTGTTCTCAGATACATACCTAAAGCCTGTATCATTGCTATAGTTCCATCTATCTTCTTTTTATCTACTGCCTTATTCGGTTTAACATTACCATTATAATCAGACTTCAAAGTAACATTTCTAAAGCAGTACCTATTTATTTCATTGTTATCAATAACTGCCTTACCAGATAGTATCAGCCTTTCCAGTTCTCTAGTAGGCATATTAAAGTTACCTAGTGTTTGTGGATATTCTTCTAATGGTAATCCCTGCTCTGTAGAATCTATAGCCCATTGTGTAGCATTATACTTGTCATATCCTACAGACTGGATATTAACCACATCAGCATATCTAAGCATATCAGCAGTTATATAGTCATAATCGGTAACATTACCACTGGTAACAGTAAGATACCCCTGCTGCTTCCAGTATTTGTAAAGTTCCTTATCTGCCTTATCCTTTAATGCCGATTCTGGAAGATAGTAATGTGTTTTGAAGTGGTAAGTACCATCCAGTACTACTAAGTAGGCTACAGCAGTCAAATCCGAAGTAGCAGCCAAATCTACACCTACATAGCAATCCATACCAGCAAACTTATTAAGGTCTACTTTCTGACTGCACTTAATAATATAGTCCTCTGGTAGCCACACATTAGAACTGTCACACCATAAATTCAAAGTCTTAGTTTTAACTCCGACTTCATCAGCAGGGTTATTTATTGCCTGTTGTACCTGCCCCCTAATGTACTTGGAAGTTACTGTAATATCCAAGTTTGGTGCACATTTAACCCAGTTCTTTTCATCTCTCCAATCATCATCAGCATCTAAAGAATAGATAGCTATAAACATTTCATCATCTACCTTTAAGCCATTAAGCACCTCTATAGCTACGGTTCTTAATTGGTAACAGGGTAAAGTTTTATCGAAGCCAGCAGTAGTAATAGTACATAAGTGTGGATTCATTCTCATCCCCATACTGGACTTAATAACATCACGTACCTTACTATTCTTAGCAGCGTGATATTCATCCAATAAACCAAAGCTGGCATTAAATCCATCCAGCTTACTATCATCAGCAGCCAATACTTTCAACTTGGAATTAGTAAGGTTAAACAGAATATCAGCTCTATAGGCTGTAAGATACTTGCCTTTAGAATCCAATCCCTTACTAAACTTGCTACACATATCAAAGGCTATCTTAGCCTGCTCTTTACTATTAGCAGCCAGTAATACTTCTGCACCATCTTCACCATCAGCTATTAAATAATACAAGCATAAAGCAGCAGCTAAAGCTGTCTTACCCTGCTTCCTACTTACTTCTATATAGCTGCCAGTATATCTTCTGGTAGCAGTTCCCTTCCAGTAGAATCCAACTATATTAGCTATTATAAACTGCTGCCATCCTTCTAAAGTGAATGGTTTACCAGAATGTCTACCTGTATAATGCTTCAATGTGCTAATGAACAGAATGGCTCTATCTACCTTGTCCTCTTTAAATTCCAAATCATCCCTTTTAAGGTCATTCTGGAATCTCTTACAAGCCAGCTTAATAGTTTCACCAGCTATTATTTCACCATTAAGAACCCTACTACAATATTCATAGTAAAGTTTGGTATTCATTTTATACCTCTATATTTCTTAAAATGTGGGCTATAACATCTACAGTCCATCCATCACCTAAAACATCTGCTGCTTCATTATCAGTAAGTATATCACAATATCCTTTAGGCATAGTTTGTAATCTCTCCCTCTCTGCTTTATTCAGATACCTTACATCATTGAAGATAGGTGAGCTGCATACAATATCACTAGCTGCCATCCCTCTAAAGTGTTCATCATAGTAATCTTTACACTGCTGATAGTGCTTCTCATCCTTAAAGATAAGAGTAGTGAAGCCTTTAGCATAGAATCTATGAAACATCTTTATAGGTGTTTTTAATGGTCTGCTATCAGATACAAGCAAACACCTAGCTTTATCTTTAGGAGAATAGCCACTATCTAAAACATCATTCAGATTTATCCCTTTATCATCTGGAGCCACTATATTAGGAATATTAGTCCAGTATAATCTAGGTCTATTTTGTGCAGAAAGTAATTTACTATTTATAGCTATTGGTTCAACTCCTAGAAGCTCATTTATCTTAGCTTCATCCGCTTTCTTCATTTTTACATTCTCCAATAAGAAATACTTTGGTTTTAATTCTCTAAGTAATCTTAGGTAATGATAGAACAAAGAACTCTTTTCTCCCTCTAAACCATTTCTTGTTAAATTTGCACAACTAAAATCCTGACAAGGGCTACCACCTATAAGTAAATCAATTTTAGGCAATTCTTTAGCTTCAATCTTTGTTACATCTCCTAATTGAATAGTATTGGGGTAATGCGCTTGTGTTACTTTAATAGCTATTGGTTTAATCTCGCTTGCATAGTAATTATCTACTTTAATTCCTGCTCTTTCTAAAGCTATCTGTCCGCAACTTATACCATCAAACAAACTTAGCACATTCATTACCTAGTTTCCTTTCCTTCCTTTATAAACTGCTCAAATGGGTTATACCCGTCCTGTTCTACTTTAGGCAATTTAGTTCTAGCCTTAGCTGTTAGTCCGAACTCCAACATAACTTTCATAGCTTGCGTTTGAGCATCTTTAGCAATCTTAATAGCTGGGTGCGGTGCAATGTTACCCCTATCACTGGTAACAGTCAAACCTTCATCTTCTAACTGTTTGGATGCCTTAATGAACATACTGTAGTTTCTAGCCAGCATTGTTAAAGCTGCACTATCCACATTCTCTAACATACCAGTACTATCCAGTTGTTCCAGTACATTCTGCATATATACCTTAGCATCCTTTTCAATGTCCTTTGGAATAGTGTAATTTATCATATTATAGTCTATTTAATTTTTATAATTTATAAAGCTATGTAATGGCTCTAATTGACTTATAATCACTATAATATAATTATTAAAGAATGTGAATTATTTATTTGGAAGTCTGTTAAGGTATTAGTAAATTTGTAATACAATTAAAGGCTAAACTATGGAAAGAAGAAGTAATTACCCAATAGAAATTAAAGCTAAAATAGACCTAAATACCGACCTGCTACTAACAGAACTACAGCAATTACTAGGCAAAGACAGGTCTAAACTACTAAGATTGATAATAGCAGATTTCTTTAATAGAAATATTGATATTATAGATGAACATACTAACCACAAATCAGATAAAGCACCACTGATAGAAGCCATACTAAAAGACTTCTTCAATTATAACAGGGAAACCATTAACCAGTACATTAAATTCAAGAATGATAAGACCACCTAAATCAGTCCTTCTACAGTATATATATGATTACGGACTAGACAAAGCAGCAGCATTATTTCACATTGATATAGAAACAGCAGATAAGATAATTAACTGGAAGCCACAATATGACCAGTACAGCTACAATACAGTAATAGATAAGCCACTTCATAGAAATGCTTCTAAAATAGCTGATATAATAGCCAAACATTATCCCGAATTAGTAAAGCAATACACTACATACAATAAAGATACTATCTATATATCCCAGACTGTAGAAGATTTCCTACAGAAAGCAGTAATAAGATGTATGGAAGTAGGACTGGAAGAAGTAACAGAAGAATCTGTATTAGAACTACTAAGAGTGCAATTCAATACTATAAGATGCTATGCTAAGAAGTCCAGCTATACAATGAATAGTAAATTAGCACCATTGGAAGTACAGAATGAAGAAGGTGAATACATAATACCATCAGAACTATATGCCATACCTAAAGAAACCGAATAAGCAGCCTTCCAGAACATTTAACAGGGAAGAAAGACAGAAGATATACCAATCTACCAAATGGAAGGAATTAAGACTAGCTAAGCTAATGCAGCAGCCATTATGTGAACTCTGTTTAGCCAAAGGCATTATTAATGCAGCAGAAGATATTCACCACATAGATTCCTTTATGAATTATACTGGCACTAAAAGACTAGCCAAAGCATTTGACTTTAATAACCTTATGTCTATCTGTAAAGAGTGCCACGCTAAAGAGCACTATAAGAGTTATAAATGTAAGTAAACTATTTTAAAATGGTAGAGTTGCTAGTCTAAAACCTTTCTCAGATTTTCTAGGTATAGCAACTAACTCCTTCTTATCGTTCCGTATCATTATATGAGTTCTGTTGTCCCCTTCCAATGTTCCTAAAGGAGTTGCAAAATTATCATCACTATATATTATGTCACCTATATGTACTAATTCTCCACTAGGAAGCCTAATTGCTGCTTTGTCATTTACTGTACAATTCTCTATAGGAGGCATCATTAAAGTAATTTTTTTATTTAAATCATTGATAGCAGTTAGAATCATACTAGAGTCTTGTGATAGTGTTACTTTATCTGGTAATACTGCTGGCTCAATAGATAATAATTGTAACAATGAATTAACTTCTTTGGCATCTGCTTCATAAGTGTCTTTGATGCATTTGGCTATTTCTGGAATAGACTTCTTCACTTCATCAATTCTTAAGGAAGAACTATAGTCTAAAGTTCTAATGCCAGATGTATCAAATGGCTTAACAGTATTCTTGTCACATATAAGAACTGTGCGCTTATTAAAGGATTGTCTAACTCCCAATTCATAAAACACATTAGGATTCCTAGAGCTAAGGTCACATATAGCCATATCACAAGCTAGTATTTGTTGTAGTATATCCATTACAATAAAATTAGCTTTAGATGTATCGTCTGCCCGTACAGGCTCAAAACCAGCTTCTATTACTGCTGGCTTAATAAGATGCTCATAAACTCTAGTAAAATGTCCTTTATCATAGCCTTCTGCATCACTAATAGGCATTATCACAAAGCATTTCTTCTTATCCTCCGACATAGTTATATAGATTAAATAATATGCAAATATAGATAACCTTTATCAATTATCAAACGCTCCAAGCAATGAACATTAAATTAAGCATACCAGTATTACAGGCATTAACCAATAATGAAGCATTTACTTACTTCTGCACATTAGTAGCCATTAGTAAGAATCCAGATAGTACTATTAAAGATATAGTAAGAATAACAGGTGTTAGTGAAACTACCATCTTTAACCATCTAAAGAAGTTTGAAGAAGTAGCCAACCTAACAATAGATAGAACTGGATGCAGTAATAAGTATAGCTATACAGAACCTACCAAGTTCTTTGTAACCATAGATAGCAGCCTGTTAGATACAGATGTAGATAGATTAGTAATCGGCTTCTTAATCCGATTCAAATGCTGGTCTAGAATAGCATCCAATATTGTAGACCTATCTCTGAATAGAATAGTTCACGAAATAGGGGTACAACATAATACAGTATATTCAGCTTTAGAAGCTGGTCTAGTGGAAAGAAGTGACAAGAAACTTTACTTTAAGTTCATTCATCCATCACTTTGCGTACTGTAATACAAGAATATAGCTGTTATAGCACCCTCAATATAAATTTTAAAATTTATTACAATTAATTTTCATATGTCAAAATCTTTCACTATCTTTGTATTACAATAAATGAAGGAAACTATCATACTGAAACATAGATTTTAATTCGATTATCTAAGTGGACTGGCTAGCTGATTAGCCAGTTCTTCCACTTAATTCACATCTAAGAATCACAAAGTTATTACCATAAGTACCTTTTGAGCATATTTTAGGTACTGATTGTTAATCATTCATCATAATTTTTGAGTTTGGGTTAGTTAAGCGTAGAAT